GGTTATTACACAGACTATACGGCGGTTAACGCTAACGCAAATCCCGGAACTGTGGCGACAGGTGACAAGGTTGAGTTCATCTATATAAAAAATACAGATGCAGCTAATGATATCTATGTCGTTTTTGATGGTGGCACAGTAGCAAACACCACCGATGACGCGGTCAAAATTAGTCCTAATCAGTCTTTTTATGGTAGATACCCAAATGCAACAGTCGCTGACGTACACGCAATAGGTCACGATGGGTCGAGTGCCGCGACTGCAACTTGTATTGTTTGTGCTTTACTTGATGACATAGCATAAGGATATTTCATATGTCTATTTCTGATGTAAAAACAAAACGCGTGACTGGCACGGGCTCTTTGGCAGTAGGTCCTGCACGTATTCGTCAGATACAGCTTAAAACAGCTTCAGGTACGCCTCGTCTTACCGTCACTGACGGCAGCGGCGGGGCTACCGTTTTAGATCTTGATTTTAACGCTTCTGACACACACTCTGTAAACATACCTGCAAATGGTATAAGGGTGAGTGACATAAATGTATCTGTCCTTACAAACATAACAGCGGTTACGTTTTTCTTTAACTAAGGTTACGAAATATGGCGGAACGTAAACGCGATAAAATGCCTAAACGTAACAAGAAAAATTTTCGCCCCACCAGCAAGGGGGCGGGAATGACAAAAGCTGGGGTTGCCGCGTATCGAAGAAAAAACCCCGGCTCTAAACTTCAGACAGCCGTCACCGGTAAAGTAAAGCGTGGAAGTAAAGACGCCAAAAGACGCAAATCATTTTGCGCTAGATCTGCCGGTCAGATGAAAAAGTTTCCAAAGGCGGCCAAAAATCCAAATTCAAGATTGCGACAAGCTAGAAAAAGGTGGAAGTGCTAATGGCAAATTATTCAAGAAAATCTAAAAAAGCTTCTTCCAAGAGTAAGGGAAGTAAAATCTGTCCAGAGGGTAAAGCGTGGGCTAAACGTACCTTTGATACATATCCTAGTGCTTATGCAAATCTGGCTGCGTCAAAGTATTGCAAAGATCCTAATTATGCCAAAAAGTCAAAGGGTGGCAAACGGAAGGGCAGATAATGGGTGAATTAAAGAAATGGCTTAAACAAGATTGGGTAAGAATTGGCACAGACGGTAAAATAAAAGGCAAATGTGGCACTTCTAAAAACAAAAAGAACCCAGATCGTTGTTTACCTCGTAGCAAAGCGCAGAGTTTGACGCAAGCTGAACGTGCAAAAACAGCCAGAAAAAAGAAAGCGGCGGGCTCTAAAGGTAAGACCGTCGTTTCAAATACAAAACGAGCAAAAGTAACCCGAATGGGATTGGGTGGTGCTGTTGTGCAGACAAAATCTAAAAGAAAATTCAGGGGCAAAAATGTCCCCGGAACCGCTGTTGCCAGAGGTTGTGGTATGGTGATGGCAAAAAGAAGAAAGCGCACTAAAGGTGCGGTAACCCAGTCATAAGGAGAAAAACATGGCTATGAAGAAAAAAGGCTATCGTGCAGGCGGTAGAGTAAGACGAATGTCTAAAGGCGGAAAAGCTGGTGGCAGAATTAAAAAAATGGAGGGTGGCGGAGCCGTCTCTAAGACAAAGAAATCTAAAGGTGGAGCCGCTGGGGGTAAAAAATCTTTAGCTAAAGCACGGGCTGTGCTACCTGCGGGGTACAAAATAGTTAAAAAATAATGTCTTATTTATATAGCAACATTCCTTATTTTAAGGCATGGGTTCGCCGTGAATATACTCACAACCACGAGGATTATCACGGCGAATTTCTTCATGCTATGGTTATCGGTGTTACGTCTATGCCGAATAGATGCTTGAGTTTCCAAGTTATGTTTACTGGAAACGAGGCCGAGGGAGAGGAAGAGGATACAGTGCATGGTGGTGCAATGTGGGCAAGAATGCCTATCACTGCTTTGGTTGCTGATATACCTTTAGAAGAATGGCCCGAACCAATGAATACATACGATGCTCAACCATGGGACTGCTCATCGTACCATCATGCCGTTTATGTGATGGACAGAGCTACGCCGTGCCCTTGGTTAGCAAAAATAGACAGTAATTTTTTTCCTGCAAAATACCTGTTTACTGTTGATTACGCTGAATCCGAAATAGCAGACGATCCAGCACAACATAAACAAAGTCACGTTTTACAGTTACTCGATGCGGGAGAGTGGACGGGTAACATTGTTGCGCTGCCAAATAATAGGGTGCGCGTAACACACCCAGCTTGGTTTGAAACTGGCGAGGGAGCGCCGCATTTTAAGCCTTCTCAACATATACACTATTCAAAAAGTGATTTAGACTATACACTCGATGTAAATAGAATATTTGACAACCTTTATAATGAGGATGAATAATGACACTTTCTAACTCAACAGATTTTGAATTAGATGTAGCTGATTATATTGAAGAAGCGTTTGAAAGGTGTGGGCTGGAGGTTCGCACAGGATACGACCTAAAGTCAGCTAAAAGATCTTTAAACCTTCTTTTAGCTGACTGGGCTAACCGTGGTCTTAATCAATGGACTATAAAACAAAGAACCGTCGCCATGGTTTCTGGTGACGGTGAATATGACTTAGGAACGGATGTCATAGATGTTCTTTCTGTTGTGGTAAGAAGAGACGGCACCGACTTTCAGCTTGAAAGATTAAGCAGGGATGAATTTTTAAACATCCCTGTTAAAACAACAACTGGCCGATCTAATCAATATTTTCTTGATCGACAGCTTACACCAAATTTGAAGTTATGGCCTGTGCCAGAAAACAGCACAGATGTTATTGTTTTGGATGCGCTGACTCGAATACAAGATGCAGACGTTTATACAAACACACTTGATTTACCTTTTAGGTTTTATCCTTGTTTAGCGGCTGGTCTTGCATACTATCTATCGCTTAAAAGGGCTCCAAACAGAGTGCAATTGCTTAAAGCAGTGTATGAAGAAGAGTTTGATCGGGCTGCCACTGAGGACAGAGATAGGTCTTCGTTTAACGTTGTTCCTGATTTTCAGTATTTTAGAGTGAGTTGATGAGCAAGTTTGCGTCTGGAAAAAATGCAAAAGCAATTTCGGATAGATCCGGATTTCAATATCCTTACAGGTTAATGCGTAGGGAGTGGAACGGTTTACTCGTTGGCCCAGATGAGTTTGAAACAAAACACCCTCAACTTGGTCCTTTTAGAAAAGTAGATGACCCTCAAGCTCTTATAGATAGTAGACCAGAACAAGATTTAGATGTTCAACGAAACACTCAATATGGGTTTAATCCTGTTGGTTTAAGGGGAGTCGAGGGTTTAGATCAGGATAATGATTTAGAGGGTATTGGCCTCGTAGGAACTGTTGGAGTAAGTATATTTCAACCTGAAATACGCGGATCACAAGCTACAGGTCAGGTTGGCACTGTGACTGTTGGAATCAACATCGTTGTTGTTAATCAACCTGTGACTGGTCTTGCAACCACTGCTTCTGTAGGATCTGTAACAGTTGTAACCGCAACTACTTTCGACAGTGGATCAGTTACGTTAGACTCTAATACACAGACATTTGATGAGGGATAAGATATGGCAAAACAAACGGTAGGCATAGGTTCATCTGCTAACGATGGAACAGGGGACACCCTACGAGCCGGTGCAGATAAAATAAACGATAACTTTAATGAGGTGTATGCGGCCATAGGAAACGGCACGACTCTTACTGATCTCATAGATTCAAACGGATTATTAGATGTAAGTTCTGGCGCAAACAAAATTGTTTTTTACTATGCGGCTCTGAGCGATCTTCCCAGTGCTTCGACCTATCATGGTGCTATAGCTCACGTTCACGCTGCTGGAGGAATGTACTTCGCACATGGTGGGGCATGGCTTCGACTCAATGATGAGACGACAGGTCCTGTAACTAAATATACAGTCAGTGCCGCAACTGGTTCAGCTTATCAGTTTACAGGTCCGGGCGCTACCTCTGGTGACAATCCAAATTTTACTTTTTACAAAGGTCATACTTATTTGATAGACAACTCTGCTCATGTAAGTGGTCACCCTTTACAAATAAGAACATCGAGCGGCGGTTCAGCTTTTACAACGGGGGTGACAGAGGATTACAATTCGACTACGGGACTAACTCAGTTTATTGTACCACATGAGCCAAGCGATACTTCTTTAGTGTATCAATGCACAGTTCATAGTAGTATGGTAGGAACAATAACGATAGTGTGATGATATGAGTTTTACATATGACAGTTTAAAACAAGCTATACAGGATTATACGGAAAACTCGGAAACGACTTTTGTAAACAACCTACCTGTATTTATACGAGCTGCTGAAGAACGCATTCTTAAAAATGTTCAGCTTAATCTATTTATGCGAAATCAGGTTGGAACTATGACTTCCGGCATTCAGTACCTTGGTGCCCCAAGTGATTTTTTAGCGCCCTTTTCTTTAACCATTACAAATAGTGGAGATAAAGAATTTTTAGAATTTAAAGATTTATCTTTTATTGAAACCTTTCACCCTGATTACACTGACACAGGAAAGCCAAGATATTACGCACAATTTGATGTGGGTAATTTTATCTTAGCTCCAACTCCAAATCAAAACTATACTGTCGAAGTTCAGTATCTTTTTAGACCTGCTAGTTTAACTAGCGGTGCAGGCACAGGCACAACTTGGTTAAGTGAAAATGCTGAATTAGCTTTATTGTATGGCACATTGGTTGAAGCTTACACTTTTATGAAGGGAGAGGCTGATATAATGGCAAACTATGATAAACGTTTTCAAGAAGCTGTAATGGGGCTTAAAATGCTTGGAGAAGCAAAGGAAACAACACAAGAATATCGTGTTGGTAAGGTAATTAGGGATAAACAATAATGTTTAAATTAAATTTTGATGTTCCAGACGATCCAATCGTCAACGTACAAACAACAAATAATCGGGGTTTTACTCCCGATGAGGTTGCAGAACGCTGTGTAGAAAAACTTATAAGTGTGTCTGATAAGGCGCATCCTGCTATAAGGGATCAGGCAAAAGCGTTCCAAAAGCACATGGAAAAGGTGGTTGCATTTTATATGCGCGAGGCTATTCGCAGTGACCGCACAACCGTGTATAATGCCCTTAGAGATGCAGGGCATCCAGAACTGGCTGACGCAATAAGGAGATTATGACATGGCGATCACTCAAGCAATGTGTACTTCTTTTAAGAAAGAACTTCTTGAAGGAACACACAATTTTAAAAATTCAGGGGGCGGTACTTTTAAACTTGCTCTATTTACTTCATCTGCAACGTTAGGCGCTTCAACAACAGCTTATGCTACTACCAACGAAGTTAGTGGTACAGGTTATTCTGCTGGTGGTGGAACACTTACACGGGTTGATCCAACCAGTAGTGGTACAACGGCTTTTACAGATTTTGCTGATTTAACGTTTTCAACAGCAACAATCACAGCAAATGGGGCGTTGATATATAACAGTAGCGCTTCCGACAAAGCGGTTATTGTTTTAGCGTTTGGTGGAGATAAAACATCAACTGCGGGTGACTTTACTATTCAGTTTCCGGCAGCGGACGCGAGTAACGCTATTATTCGTATTGCCTAAACAGGCGTAGTACTATGGTAGCAATTTCGGGTTGGGCACGAGGCACATGGTCCCAAGGGGCTTGGGGCGAATCCCTTCCTGTTGTTGTTACAGGAGTGGCAGGAACAGGTGCGGTTGGCTCTGTTACTGTTTTAGCTGCTGCTAATTTTGCTGTCACTGGCTCTACAAGCACAGGTGAAGTTGATTCAGTTACTGCTACAGGCACCGCAACCATATCACCAAGTGGATCTGCGGGTACAGGCGCAATAAACTCTGTCACCGCTCAAGGTGAGGTTGAAGTACCTACATCAGGCTTATCTGCTACCGCTTCGGTAGGCAGTGTAGTTGCTTCGGCTGGTGCTGACGTTAGTGTTACAGGTCTTGCCGCTACTGGTGGATTAGATTCCGTTACTGTCACAGGCACAGGTAACGTACCAGAGACAGGTCTTGCCGCTACAGGCGGTGTAGGATCTGTTACGATAGATGGCGTTGGTAATGTCGTTACGACAGGTGAAACAATCACAGGTGCGGTAGGCACGGTCACTCCAAAAGCGAATGCGGATGTTTCGGTTGACTCTGATTTTGCTTTTGTAAGAGGATATGTAGGCACCGTCATTGCTGGTATTTCTGTAGAGTTTGTAACAACGGGATTGGCAAGTGCGACAAATGTTGGTAATGTAACGGTACAAGCAAACGCAGATGCTATCGTAACTGGCGTTCAGGCAACAGGAGAAAGAGGAAATGTTAAAGTATTTGATCAAGTCATACCAGATCAAATCCCCAATTTTCAACCGCCTGTACCCGGTGTTCAACCC